GATTATAATTTGTGATGATAGTAAAAAACAAAATATAGTTTATAATCCACCAATACCAGTTTATAATGTTAGATTTATACAAACAAGTTTTGATATTGGTTTATCGGCAAAAAGAAACGAGCTTATTAAAAGAGCAAAGAATAAATATATTTTACTTTTAGAAGATGATTTTGAATTTACCGACAATACAAAGATAGAAAAAATGCTTGAAATAATGAAAGAGAAAGACGCTGATGTTGTAGGTGGTAAAGTAGTAAATGCTGATGGACAGGAATTACATTTTGAGCATAGATTAGCAGTAAATAAATTATATAAAGGCAACGAAGAATTTGGGCAATTGATAGAAATTGAAGATAGAGAAAATCCAGATGTAGTATTAAATTTTGCTTTATTTAATAGACGCATTTTCGATAAATGCTTATGGGACGAAGAATTGAAATTAGCCGAGCATAATGATTTCTATTTACGATTAAAACAATTTAATCCAAAGATAATTTATACAGAAGAAGTATCAATAAAACATAACAAAAATAACGATTTATGTTATAATAAATATAGAGGACGACAGAATGAGTTTTTGAAAATAATGATGAAAAAGAATAATTTAAAATTTATATATAAAGCCAACGGAAAAGTTATTGAATTAACTGACAATGGCGATTTAAAAATTAGTAGAAGAAAGGTTTAAAAAAATGGAATTAACAAGAGAAAATTTAGAGGGATTATACAGCAAATTTGAAGCACTTACGGCGTTGCAAGAAATCATAGCTATTAAATTTAATAATGCTATGGTTGAAAATAAAGACAGAGAAATTATATTAACAGAGGACGGAAAAGAAGATGTTGTTGTAAAAGAAGCGGTAGCTTGGGAAGAAATAAAAAGGTTTGGAATAAACAATAGGGCTGGAAACGCTTTAAGTAAAGCTTATCCTGATTTATTTGAAGATATATCTAATGAGAGAAAATCATTAGAAGAAATCAATAAGTTTGAGAATGAGATATTTGGGTTTACTACTCAAAACATCTCAAGAATGGATTTAATAAAACTAATACAGGCGATTGTATCGCTTGAAAAAGGAAAAGAATAGTATGAGAACACTTAATTTAGTAATGGGCATTATTTATACGATTATTTTATCGTGGTTATTGTTAACAGGTTTATATGAACAAGACGGAGAATTGATTGTTGGTTGTGTATTGATGTCGGGACCAGTAGTGGCAAATTGGATTACATATAGCAATTTAAAGAAAGTAAAATAATATGAAAGAAAAAAAATCAAGATTAGTTGCGTTTATGTTATGTCTATTTTTTGGTGGAATGGGTATTCATAGATTTTATGTAGGAAAAATAGGCACAGGATTATTTATGTTATTTACATTTGGATTATTTGGAATAATGACATTAGTAGATTTTATTATGATTATTATTGGAGATTTTACAGATAAAGAGGGTAATAAATTAACCAACTGGAAATAATGCGACCAATTCCACTTAATCATAGGCAGATAATAGGTAGCGACCCCTATTTTCAGCGTAGTTGTTTAAGTGGACTAAAAGGTAGATTTATAAATAAAATAGTTATTCATCACTCATTTATATATGCTGGAAAGCAAATAAATGAATTGTGGGCTTATATGCCTTTGCTGAATAGCGAACACGAGGAAGTGCATAGGAATTTAGCATTAAGAAATCGTGTTAAGTTCCTATCTCTTCAACGAGCAGATATGGAAGAAGTAAAGAAGAAATATCCAAAAAGAAATTGGCGACAAGAATATAAATATTTACAAAAATATGATAAAAATTAAGCCATTATCAGTAAATGAATGTTGGCAAGGAAGAAGATTTAAGACAAAAACTTACCTTAGATATGAAGACGAGTTATGGTTATTATTGCCTAAAATGGATATTGACAAAACAAAGAGAATAAAATTAGAAATTCAATTTGGATTTTCAAATAAAGCGTCAGATATAGACAATTGCATAAAACCCTTTTTAGACATATTACAAAAAAAATATGGGTTTAATGACAAGATGATTTATAAATTGAGTGTAGAGAAATATGTAGTAAAAAAAGGAGAGGGTTTTATTGATTTTTATTTGGATTACTTATAAATAGATGATATAATAAATATATGAAAAAGAATAAAAAAAGGGGTGTAAGAGTATTAGTTTGGAAACCTAAAAATAAATAATATGAATATAAACGACTTAAAACCATACGATAAGAACGCCAAGAAGCACGATGAAAAACAAATAAAACAAGTTGCCGAAAGCATTAAGCGTTTTGGATTTGTTCAACCATTAGTAATTGATAAAGAAAATACGATTATTATTGGTCATTGTAGATATGAAGCAAGTAAAATACTGGGAATTGAAGAAGTTAAAATTGGACAAGGATTTGCTAAAAAAGGCGAGAATTTTATTCCCGCTATTTTAATTGAGGATTTAACAGAACAAGAAATAAAAGCATTAAGATTAGCCGATAATAAATTAAATGAGAGTGGTTGGAATATGGATTTAGTAGTTGAGGAACTTAAAGGATTTGACGCAGATTTAGTTGATTTAACTGGATTTGATGATGATATATTAAATAATAATAAATATGACGATGAACTTAGAGAAACATTAGTTGAAAGATTTTTAATTCCACCATTTAGCATATTTGACACAAAACAAGGATACTGGCAAGACAGAAAAAGAGCTTGGCTGAAATATATGGGAGATAGTGGAGAGGGTAGGTCAGATGACTTGCTTGGAAAGGGATTAAAACAACTTGCTCAAAGAGGAAAACAAGGAAATAATTACACAAATGGAATTTCATTAACTGGAACTTCTGTTTTTGACCCAGTTTTATGTGAAATAGTTTATAGCTGGTTTGCACCAGAAAATTCAAATATATTAGATTGTTTTGCAGGTGGTTTTGCGAGAGGAATAGTTGCAGGTGCAAAAAAGCATAAATATTATGGTGTTGATTTAAGCCAAAAGCAAATTGATGTAAATATAGCAAAAGCAAAAGAATTAAATCTTGATGTAAATTGGTTTTATGGTGATAGTGTTAATATAAAAGATATAGTTCCAGAACAAAAATATGATTTATTATTTACCTGTCCTCCATACTATGACTTAGAAAAATACAATGACGGAGATGGCGATTTATCTATGATGGAAACTTATGATGATTTTATAAAAATTTATGACGATATATTAAGCAAAAGTTGTGATTTAATAAATGATAATAGATTTGCAGTAATAGTTGTCACAAACATAAGAGATAAAAAAGGTTTTTACAGAAATTTTGTAAACGACACAACTTCAATAATGAAAAAGAATGGTTTTGAGTTTTATAATGATATAATACTTGCAAATGCAATAGCTACTGCTTCAATGAGAACAAGGGGATTTGTCAATAGAAAGGTTGTAAAAATACATCAAAACATATTATGTTTTTATAAAGGAGATATAAATGAAATTAAAAATAACTATAATATGACAGATAAATTGGTTTTAGAGGAAGAATATGATGAGGTTGAAACCGACACAATCCCACAAAACTAAATATATGTATAGCATAGATAAAAAATTACAAGCGATAGATATTTACAAAAGAAACTTTGGAAACATTACAAAGGTTTGTAAAGATATTGAAATAAACAGGGACACTTTTTATGAATGGTTAGAAAATGATGAGTTGCTTAAAAATGATAAAACATTTAAGCAACTAATAACAGAAAATGATTATGAATTTTTAGATACTGGCGACCAAATTGTAAAAGAATTAGCTATAATGAAAAAAGATAGAGGTATGCTTAAATTCTTTATGGGAAGAAGACACCCAGATTATAAACGAGAGCTTAACTTAAATATGGGCTTACAAAGCGAGGGACAAAAAGAAAGAGATAAGATAGGAGAATTATTAGAATATGCAAAACAATTACCAGCCGATTACAATAATAATGCCATTGTCAGAACAGGAACAGATGATACAGAGGACAGCAACGAGAGTATTAGCGAATAGTTTTGAAGTTGACGGAAAAAGATTTGATGAAATTATTACAGATGGACAATTAGAAATACTACAGGCATTATTATTTAGAGATACAAATAGATTACAAATATTATGTTGCACTCAATATGGTAAAAGTTTGGTTGTGGCATTGGCTTGTTTAATTATTACCTGCGTTCAAAAAAAAGTTGTAGCAGTAATAGCACCCTCATCAGAAAAGGCAAAGATAATAATGAGATACTATATTGAGCATTTAAGCGACAGCGTTGCGTATTACACTTGTTTAGAGAAGAACACGAGATTAGATAGATTAAGACAAGAGGGAAGTAAATCAAGAATAATATTAAATCAAGGTGGTGGAATATTTGTTGTTTCAACAGATGAAAGAAATAGTAAAAAGAATTTTGAAAGTGCTATGGGATTGGGTGCAAGTATTGTTATACAAGATGAAAGCTGTTTGATAAGTGATAAGACAGAAGCAACAATATTTAGAATGATTGCTGGAAAAGGACAAAACGCTTTTTATTGTAAAATAGGAAATCCGTTTTATGTTGAGCCACCTTATTCACATTTTAAAAAAAGCTGGGATAGTGGATTATATAAAAAAATATTTATTGATGATAAACAAGCATTAGCAGAGGGAAGATATACAGAAGAATATTTAAACGAAGCTATTGATAAGCCAATGTATGACCAATTATGTCGTTGTGTATTTCCTGATGAAGATGTTATTGATAAAGACGGTTGGAGAAAGTTGATAATGATAAAAGAAGTAGAAAAAAAGATTAAGTTTTTACCATTAGAAGAAAGAATTGGAGAAGTTAAAATTGGAGTTGATGTGGCTACTGGTGGAAAAGATTTTACTACAATTGTTGCAAGTTGGGATAATTATGCAAGAGTGGAAATTGTGCTTAATACTAAAAATACTATGGACATAATACCCCACTTGGAAGATACTGTTGCGAAATATTCTGTAAAATGGTATAATGTAAGCGTAGATGATATTGGCGTAGGACACGGACTTTCTGATAGATTAAAAGAAAAAGGATATTCAATAAATAGTGTTAGTGTTGGAGACAAGTGTAAGAAAGACAAAGATAAAGCGACATTTTTCAATTTGAAAGCACAGATTAGTTGGTTAGCTAAAAAATGGTTAGAAAGAGAAGATACATTTTTAGAGCCATACCAACATAAAGGAAATAATGTGTGGTTTCAAATAGGTTGGATTAGATACAAAGAAAATTCTGAAAGAACAATGCAAATAGAACCTAAGGATAGCTTGATAAAGAAATATGGAAAAAGTCCTGACTTTGCAGATGCTTTTTTCTTAACACATTTTATAAGATATTCAGCTGGTATAATTAAAATGGATTACTAAATAATATCGGTGGGCGATATTAAAATGAATTTATGGAATAGAATATTCAAAGAGCCAATAAAATTAAAATCACTTTCAACTATGTTAGGTTTATCAAGAAATGGTAAGCTTAATTGGTCAGCCTCAGAATGTTTAGAGTCATACGAGATTAACTCGTATGTTTTTAGTTGCATAAATAAAAGAGCAGAAAAAGTTGGCGGAATAGAATTTAATTTATTTAAGAAAGATGTAGAAATAGAAGATGACCCAATTTTAGATTTACTTTATAAGCCAAATGATTATCAAGTTAAGGAACAGTTTTTCAAAGACTACCAAACTTATAAAGACTTAACAGGAATGGTTTGTATTTATAAAGAAAGAGAAAGCGAAAGCTCAAATAAAATAAAAGCTTTACATTTATTATATCCAAGAGGAATATCTAATATGCGTTTTGATGATTTTGGTAGAATAACTGAATTACAATATGCAAATCCTTTTACAAGTAAAACAGAAACATTAACACAGAAAGACTTAACTATTTCAATCAATAGAAGCGTATTAAATCCATTAAGGCCAATGAGTTTAATAATGGCAGGTGCTATTACTATTGATACTTCAAGACAATTAGGAGTATATCAAAATAATGTTTTAAAGAATGGTGGAAAGGTAGAGGGAATATTATCATTTACAGAAGCATTAGACCCAGCACAACAAGCTGAAATTAAAAAAGAATTTGGTGCTAATTATGCAGGTGCTATTAAAGCAGGAGAGCCATTAGTTTTATATGGTGGTGCTACTTATCAGAATTTAGGACTTACACCATCAGAATTATCTTTTGCCGAAAGTTTAAAGATGACAAGAAATGATATTTTAATGATTACAGGAGTTCCAAAAGCTATTGTTGCACAAACAGATGATGTAAATTATGCAAATGCTAAAATAGGTAAAGATATATTTTTATCAGAAACTATTAAGCCATTGTTAAAAGATTTAACAGCAGTATTAAATGAGGATTTTGAAATCATACCAGAAGAATATGAATTGGTTTTTGTTGACCCAACACCTGAAGATATTGATTTAAAATTAAAGCAAATTGATAATGGTAAGGCAAATGGCTATATGACAATTAACGAGATGAGAAAATTAGCAGGTTATGATGATTTACCAAATGGAGATGTCGTATTAGTTCCTTTTGGATTACAACCTTTTGACGAAGCTGTAAGTCCTACAATGGAATTAAGATACAAGAGTTTTAATCACCCATTTAAGAATAAAGTATTAAGAGAAAATTATTATAAAATGTATAAGTCCAGAATGGATAAATACAACTCCCAATTTATGAAGATGATTAAAACCATTTTCAAAGAACAAAGAGATTATGTAGTTTCTAAATTACGAGTAGAGGAAAAATCTTTTACTATGAAGAAAAGTATTATAGATGATATTTTTAATGTAGGATTACAAGTAAAGATAGTTGAAGAAAGTATAATGCCTTTGTTAGAAACAATTACCAAGGGTGCAGGAGAAGATGCATTTAGAATATTTAAAATAGATAAACCTTTTAGAATAAAGCCTGACTATAAAAATCAAATAAATAAAAGAGCAGAAGAAGTTGCTAATTGGATTAACGATACTACAAAAAATAAATTGAATGATATTTTTGCAAATAGCATTGAAGCGAATGAAACAATTACTCAACTTGCTGATAGGATTGATAGAGAGTTTTCAGATATTAGTAAATCAAGAGCAAAGACAATTGCTAATAATGAAACAGCAACAGCTTGGAATACTGGAAGATATGAAGCTTATGAGGAAATAAAAGTTCCTATTAAAATATGGGTGCATACAGGAGTATCAGAAAATCCAAGAGATGAACATATAGCTATGGACGGAGAAGAAAAGCCGTTTGATGTTCCATTTTCTAATGGATTGATGTATCCAAACGACCCAGCGGGAGATGTAGAAGATACAATCAATTGCACTTGCACTTGGTAAATTATTAACATAAAAACAATATGAATAAACAATTTAGAAATTATAGCTTTGCTATAACGAAAACAATAGACAAGGAATTTGCTATTGAGGGAATTTTTTCAACATCTAATACTGATAGGCACGGAGATGTTGTATTACAGAATTGGGATTTGAAAAACTTTTTAGCAAATCCAGTTATTCTTAACTCTCATAATTATGATGATGTAGCAGAGATAGTTGGTAAGATGACAGATTTGGGATTAAATACTAATAGTCAATTAGAGGGTAAAATAAAATTTGCTGTAAATGAAAATCCAAAAGCAAAGATTATTTATGAACTTTATAAAAATGGATTTGCAAGTGCTTTTTCAGTAGGATTTATACCTAAGGATTTTGGTAGTAATGGAGAAATAACACTTAGCGAATTATTAGAAGTCAGCGTTGTGTCAGTTCCAGCAAATGCAATGGCACTTGCTAAACAAAAAGGCATTGATGTTGATTTATTAGAGGGAGAAGAAAACAATGAAAATAGCGAACCAAATACAAATGATGACGAGCATACGGAAGATACAGGAAATGGAGATACCACAGAAAGCAATGATAGTGAGCCAACGAGGGAAGATAATAATGGAGAAGAAGTCGGAGATAGCGGAGAAACAGTAGAAGAAATAAAAGAGGAAGTAGAAACAAAAGCAATAGATTTAATCTATAGTGCAGTAAAACTTTTGCGAGTAAATAAAACGAATACACGCACAGAAAGCGTCAGAGCAAAAGAGAATAGGATAATTAACAAAGCAATAAGAGCATTAGTTGCTCAGAAAAGGAAATAATACTATGAGTATTAAAGACTTAATAGCAAAACTTATTAAAAAAGGATTTGCTACAAGTGCTGAAAAAGCACAAGTAAGAATTGCCTATAAAGAATTAGGCGACGAAGAAAAAGCAGAGGTTGCTGAAGATGTTGAAGCTGTTTCAGCTTTACCAACAGAAGAAATTTCAGACGCAGAAAAGATTGAGGAAGTAAAAGAAGAAATTTCAGAAGCAATTGATGAGAAAGTTAGTGAAGCAGTAGAGGAAGCAGAAAAGAGATTGAAGAAAAACTTTGACACTCTTTTAGCAGAACAAAAAGAACTTTTGACAAAGCAAGTTGGTAAATATTCCAACGAAACAGAGGAAAAAGTAGCTGTTAGAAAAACATTGAATGAAAAAGTAAGAGGATTTATCAAAGCATTACAAGTAAATGACATAGCAGTTTTGAAAGATATGTCATCTACAAGTGCAGACGGTGGTTATACAATTGATAGAGATTTTTATGCTGAAATTCAACACTTAATGACAGAATTTGGTGTATTCAAGAGAGAAGCATATTTTCTTACAACTGCTAAGGGTTCAATCCTTGTTAACAATTTGGTAACAGATGTTAGCGTAAATTGGACAGACGAAGCAGGGGAAAAGAAATCAACAGGAGTAGAAATTGGACAAGAGCCACTAACATTAAAGAAAATTACAGCAATCGTTCCTATAACTGATGAGTTATTGGAAGATACTGAAATTGATTTAGTAGGTTTCTTATCAGAAAGAATTGCAGAAAAGATTTCAGAAAAAGAAGATTTAGCTTTCTTTACTGGAACAGGTAGTGCATCATTTGGTGGTTTTACAGGTATTCTAAATAATGCAGATGTCAATCCAGTTGTGATGGACGGATTAAAAACATTTGCAGATATTTCAGTAGAAGCTTTACTTGATATGCAAGACGCAACACCACAAGGTGCATTGAGAAATGCTAAGTATTATATGAACAGAACAATCTTGACTTATGTTAGAAAGTTGAGAGAGGAAGAAGGTAAAGGACAGTTTATTTATCAAGCTCCAAGTGCAGGACAACCAGCAAATATTAGTGGTTATCCAGTAGTCTTGGTTGAAGCTATGCCTGATAAAAATACATCAGTTCAAACAGATAAAGCATTCGTATTATTTGGAGATTTGAGAAAAGCTTGTTGGGTAGCAACAAAGCCAAATGGTATTGTAATGAAAATGTTTGACGCTGGATTAGTTAGAAACACAGATGATGATGATGACTTAAATTTAATAACTCAAGATATGCAAGCATTGAGAGTTGTTGAAAGAATTGGTTATGTTACAGTAGTTCCAACTGCTATGACAGCATTGTTTACTGATGACGCTTCAAGCTAATTAGTTTTTACCCTACCACCCAACTCACTATTGTTTGGGTGGTAGTAATAAGCCAATTATATGATAGCAAGATACATTTATAAAAATAAAAAAACAGGAGTAAGATTATTTACGAATGAAAGGCGTGATGATAATAGATTAGAATTAGTGCAGGAAATAAAAGGCATTGAAGATTTTAATAACTTAATTACAAAGCAATGTATTGTGAAAAAAGTGATGTAGAAAGATTTTTAGGAATAACAATAGCTGATAGTTTAGATTTTTTTATTAAATCAGCTATGCAGATTATTGACAAAGAAACTGGTAGAACATTTACAGCTAATAAAAAAATAGCAGTAGCAGAAGAAAGAAAATACAATGGAAGTAATAATGATGAGTTATATATTGATGATTTCTTTGAGGTGGAAAAACTTGAAGTAGGAAATGATTTATATGGAAAGAATTTGACCGAGTATGACGAAGATGATTTTATTTTATTTCCACTTAATGCTGATAAGAAAGGACAACCATTTAATACTATTAAATTGAAATATGGAGTATTTCCTTATGGAATAGCGAACCAAATAGTTACTGCTAAATTCGGATATGGAACTTTGCCTGATGATATTAAATTTGCTTGTATCACATTAGCTGGTGGAATGTATAGCTATTCACAGGGTGGAGATGAAATTAAATCAGAAAGTATCGGTGCTTATTCAGTAAGTTATGGTGGAGATGTTGATAGTTGGACAGATTTAAAAAAGGTTAAGGAAATTTTATATAGATATAAAAAATACACATTATAATATGATTGCAAGATATTTTACAAGACAGGTTGAGCAATACAGAAGTGTCTATACAGACGGCAAGAGTTCATTGGTATTGATAGATACTTTTAGTTGCTATATAGAACAAAACGATAGTGAAAACCAAATCTTTGATACGAGTTATTCTAAAAGTTATAATATTTATACAGATATAACGAGAAATGTAAAAGAAGCTGATGTGCTTATCTATAATGGAATAGATTTTATAGTAAAGGGATTTAAGTATTACAATATTGGAAGAAATAAACATTTAGAAATAACTTGTCAGAAGAATGATGATACAAATAGCTTTATAAGTTTATGATGAATATAACATTTACATCGCCAGACTTTGAAAAATTAGCCAGTAATATAAGCATACAACCAAGAATTTCAAGAGATGAAATAGCAAAATTTATTGTAAGAGCAAAAGCAGAAATTCAAAGGATTTATATGAATACCCCCTGGAAAGTTGGAAGTAGTGGCGGTGGAGTTCCAAAGGCAACTGGTAACTTGATGAGAAAAGGAACTGATATTGAAGTAAGTGATGATAGTATAACATTTTCAGTAAGTGATAGAGTAAAATATGGAAAGTATGTTCACGGAAGAGATTTTGGAGAAACAAATAAAAGAAATGGAGTAGAAAGCAGGCCGTGGTTATATCACGCAGGAGAGAAAGCACAGTCAGAAATAGAACAATTACAAAGAGATTTAATAGATAAATTAGTAAATAACATAATAAAATGATAAAAGCATTATTAGACAATATAGTTGAAATATTAGAGGATATTGATAGCATAAGTGCGGTATATGATTTTAATGTCAGCAACCTTACAACATACCCTTGTGCGATTGTGATGCCTACATCATTTAATAATGAATATCTAACGAATACAGAAAATTTAAAAGGATATGCTTTTAAAATATATATTTATCAAGAGAGTGTTATAAATAATAAGCAAGTTAGTTTTAAAGATATATTCTTACCAGTAGTTGATGATGTAATAGCTGAATTAGATAATAAATGGGACGGAAATATTTGGACAGGACAAAGCGGTAGTCATAGAATATGGGCAAGTTGTGAGGGTGGAGATGTTGGAATTACTAAGACAGAACAGGGTGATTTACTATATGCAGAATTGCGTTTAATTATAAACTTAACAAACAATATTTAATCAAAAAAAATATGGCAGAGATAATAGGAAGAAATTTAGAGGTCGGAGTAGCAACTGAATACACAAGAGGTGTAGTTAAGGCTTCGGCAGAAAGGTGGATAAAAAGAATTACTACCAATCTTATTGAAAAGGTAGAAAAGAAAATTGACGAAAGTCAAATGAATAAAATGGAAGGCAACCAAAATGCAAGAATTGTAAAGACAGAAGTCAACGGAAGTATTGAGGGTAATGTTCAGGTTGATATGATTAACTGGTTATTCTATAATTTGTATGGAACAGATACAGAAACAGCAGTAGGAACAGGTGCTTATTCACACGCATTGACACTTGCTCAAAATATAATCCACCCAAGTTTGAGTTTCTTTATTAAAGACGGTGCAACATTTCAGAAATCAATAAGTGGTTGTATGGTTGAAGATTTAGAGCTTTCATTTAGTGCAGAAGATTATGTAAAATTTAAAGCAAGTATTATTGGAAAGCAAATAAATACAAATGCAACAACACCTGCATATTCAACAGAATATGATTTGATAGGTAGAGATGTAACTGTAAAATTTGCTTCAACAGAGGCAGGATTAACAGGTGCGGTAGCAAGAAAGATAAAAGACGGAAATATTAAATGGTCAGCAAATATAATTAAAGAGCACAATGTTGGCTCTTATGTAAATGCAGACTTTTTAAATTCAGAGTTAAGTATTGAGGGTTCATTAACAGGAATATTTGACGATGTAATTGTAAAAGATTATTTTACAGCAAACACTCCTGTTTATATGCAAATTAAAATTGAGGGAGAAGCAACAATAGGAACAACTGGAAAGCCAACATTTACTTTGCTTTGCAATAAAGTATTGATAATGAATTGGGAAAGAAGTGGCGGAAATAATGACTTAGTAGAAGAAAAATATGACTTCAAGGCATTTTACAATACGACAGACGCAAAATCTTCAACGGTTACAATTGTTAACGCAACAGCAACTGTTGATACACCAACAAGCGTATAATTAAATAAAGGGGGGTGGCTTTATTCCACTCCCCTATAAAATAGAAAGGGAAAATACAATGACAGTTCAATTAAAAAAATTTAAAGTAGAAATAAAAGAGGAAATAAGTTGGGGAGAGAGAGAACTTATAAATGCAGAGTATGCAAAACTTGTAAAGCCTGATATGAAAAGTCAAGAAATGGAAATGAGTTTAGAGGGAGTGTTTGATGTAAAATATAAAGCACTTGAAATATGTGTTATATCAATTACAAATTTAGAGGGAGAAAAAATAGCCTACTCAAAAGATTGGGCTTTCAATTTAAGCCAAGAGGACGGAAATAAATTATATGAAGCAGTAGATAATGTGATAACAGAAAAAAAAAATTAGATGATACCTATATTAAGTGGCAATTAGAGGGTAAAAAACCAATGGGAAGTTATATAATAATGGAAGCATTAAGTGAGAGATATGGTTGGACACCTGACCAAATAAGAAATATGAAAATGGTAGATGTTAAAAACTATATAGCTATAATTCAACAAAAAAAAATAATAGAAAAAAACAATGGCAAGTAAAGATATACAACTTATAATTTCAGCGAAAGACGAAACACAAAAGACTTTTAATAGTATTAAGGGAAATTTAGAAAGTCATAGTGCTGATTTTAAAAAAATGGCTATGGCTGGAACAGTTGCCTTTGGTGCTATTGTTGGTGCTGTTGGATTATCTGTAAAAGCTTATGCAGAAAGTGAGGAACGATTAGCAAGAGTTGATACTGCAATAAAAAATATTGATTTAGATAAAATGGGAACTGATTTTGGAACTGCCTCTAAAAAGGCAAGAGATTTTGGTAGTTCATTACAATCAGTAGCAGGAATTTCAGATGAATTAGGTGCAGAAAGTTTTGCAAAATTGTTGGCAGTTACAAAAGATTATGATGAAGCTACAAAACTTGCTACATTGTCAGCAGATTTATCAGTTGCGAAACAAATAAGTATGGAGAGTGCAACAAAAATGATAACTATGGCTCTGTCAGGTAATGTAAAATTATTGAAAGAATATGGAATAGAATTAGAAGATGGTGCAAGTAAGCAAGAAATCATTGGTGCTGTTATGGAAAAAGTAGGTGGTCAAGCAGAAGCATTTGGAAATACTATTGCAGGTAAGACGGCAATAATAAAACAAAGCTTTGGAGATATGCAAGAAAGTATTGGAGTTGCATTTTTGCCAGTGATTGAAGCACTTACAGATAAATTACTACCACTTATTCAAAATATACAAAAATGGGCAGGAGAAAATCCTAAACTTATTGCAACAATAGTTGGTGTTGGTTTGGCAATATCTGGACTTTTGGTAATTGTGGGGGGTGTTGGATTAGTAATACCAGCAATGATTGGTGGATTAGCTACACTCGGTGTTACATTTGGCTCTCTTATAGGAATTGTAGCAATTGTTGTTGGTGCAATAGCTGGGTTGATACTAATAGGCAGGGCTGTTATAGATAATTGGGATACAATAGCAAACCACCCAGCTGTAAAAGTTTTGTGGGATACATTAAAAACTTCAATAGATAATGTAGTATTGGTATTTCAAGAAAACTTAATGCCAGCACTTCAAAAACTTTGGGACGCTTTACAACCATTAAAACCTTTCTTGGAAGTATTCGTTAAAATAATAGGAATATTTTTAGTAGGTGCTTTAATGTTAGCTATAAAATTGATTGAAATAGGATTGATAGTTGCATTGGGAATTATGCAAAAAGGAATAGAATTGGCAATAGGTGTTGTAAACTTTTTCAAAAAAGGTTGGGAAGAATGGATTGATGTATTATCAAGAGTGATTGGTTGGATTGATAAAACAATTGCAAAAATAAATGAATTAAATTTTATTAAGAATGCAGGAAATGCTATTAGTGGTGCTATTAGTAGTGTATTTGGTGGTGGAAAAGCAGTAGGTGGATATGTAAGCTCAAATAAAGCATATTTAGTTGGAGAACAGGGACCAGAATTATTTAGTCCGTCTATTAGTGGTAGTATCATTCCCAATAATAAGCTTGGTGGAAATGGTGGTGTCGGAATAGTTGTGAATATTACAGGGAATACCATACAAACAGCAGACGATATTACAGAACTTGTTGATAGAGGAATTAAAAATGCATTAAGATTAAATAATCAATTGAGTTATTAAAATGATTAGAATAGAAATTAACAGCGTAGATTGTAGCGATAAAATATTGTGGAATTCGTTAAAAGTTTCCCAAGTATTAACATCTCAAGTTGATAGTGCAGAATTTATTATAAGAAAATTTGGAAGCAGAACAATAGTTCCAAAAGTAAAAGACGATATTATTATTTATGACGGAAGTGATAAAATATTTGGTGGAGAAATACAAACTATTGATGAAGATGTTATTGGAACAGATGGATTACAATACTCAATAAAGTGTTCGGATTATACAAGCCAATTAGACGGAATATTTGTAGCTAAAACATACGAAAATACATCAGTTGCAGATATAATAAATGATATGATTACAGAATTTTCAAGTGGCTTTACTACCAATATTACTGGTGCAACATTTGAAGTTTCAAAAATAGTATTTAATAATGTTCCAATTTCAGCTTGTTTAAAAAGATTAGCTACATTATTGAATTATGAATGGTATGTTGACGCTGATAAAGTGATACATTTTTTTCAAAGATTTTCAATTACCGCACCTTTCAATCTAACAGATGAAAGTGGAAATTATGTTTGGAAAACTTTGAAAAGAAATATAGACGGAACTCAAATAATAAATGAAGTTATTGTTAAGGGTGGACTTGGAACACAAGCAGGCAGGTTTACAGATATCATAACAGTATCAGGAAGTGAGAGTTCATCATTTGGATTACCTTTTCAATTTAGAGTTTCAGGATTTACAGTTAAGGTAAACACAGTATCAAAAACAATTGGAATTGACGGATTAGATAGCTTTGATAATTTTGATATTTTATATAATTATAATGATAAGTCAATAAGTTTTGAAAATCCACTAACTGATTTAGATGAAATTGAATATTCAGGATTTAAAACATTTTATGTAAAATCAATTGCTTCTGATAGTGTTTCAATAGGCTTATATGGATTAAGACAGAAATTGATTAAAGATGACAGTATTGTAGATAGTGCAACAGCAAGACAAAGAGCAATAGCAGAATTGAATACTTATAAAGATGCTATTTCAGAATTGAATTTTAGAACTTATGAAAGTGGATTAAGGTCGGGTATGGTTATGACATT